ATTTGATTGGCCATTATGTTATCCTATGTGACCAGCGTTGGGCGGGCTGGGGTTTTACATCTCGCTTGACGGGCCAAATGTAAGAGACCATATAGCGTACAGCATCGCTCATATGGTCGTATCCTGAATCTTTATCTGGTTGGCTGGTGCCTTCTTTGTAGGCGTGGCGTTCCAGACTTTCAATCGTGTATTTACACTTTGGATCAACTAATAAGTGTCTAGTGCCCGTGGCATCGCACAAACGACTGTTCACTGAGTTGATACCGTCCCGCACAGGATCGTGTGCGTTGGGTGCTTTGACTGTGTAGCCTGCATTTTGTAGTATGCTCAAGTCTGTCTGTCCACCTGCTGATGTTTTGCGTTGACGGCTGGCAGGATCTGGATACACCCAAACACGACTCTTAGGATAGCGTGAGTTTATCTCTGCAACCATTTCCTGTGTGTTGCTACTAAACATACGGATCTCATCTATGATGTGCAGGGTTTCGCCCAGGCGTACCGCAATGGTAGCACTCATTGGGTCAATGTTAAAGTCCATTCCTATGTAGATCACTTCTGGTGTGTCCACCTTGAATGGTACCACATTGTCACGTGTGAAAGCATAGAATATTCTTCCCGCAAATGTTTCAAACGTGGCTTCATATTCTTGACGGAATGTGCGTTCATCCATATCTGCACGGGCTGCCTGCACTTCTTCTGCGGTCACACGCCCACCACTCAGTGTGGTAAACTGCCAACTGCTCCAGGCTTCAGGATGTTCCAAAGTCATATCAAATATGTCTTTGCTCCAGTTGCCTGTGCCCTTGGGTGTGCCAATGAACAAGGCGTGACCCGCTTTGTCACTGAGTGTGGGTCGCACTGCTGTCCACACATCTGGATCCATATCTGCAAACTCATCAAACACACAGAAGTCTACGCTAAATCCACGCATACGATCGTAGGCATCTGCTGAGCGTATGCCTATTTCAGATCCGTTGCGTAGGTGCAGTGTGAGTTCACTTTCATTTACTTTGGCAATCCAGTTGAGATCCTGCAAGCGGCCTTTGAGTTGTTCCCAAACAATGCCTTTGCCTTGTCCGCGAGTGGGAGCAATGAACCAACAACGACGATTGGGCCAACGTGCAAACCTGGCCAGTTCACGCATAGCCAACCAGGTCTTGCCAAATCTACGACCACAGATGGCCACACGGAATCTTGAGGTAGATGAGGCAATGGCCTGTTGTGCAGGACTCAAGGCCATTTATTCTGAATCTTCCCAGGGTAGCACTTGTTCCTGTTGTGAACTCAGTGGTGAGTCGCTTTGTCCCAGCAGGTTCTTGCCCAGGAAAATCAGCATAGTGGGATTGCCTGACATTGCCACTTCTATCTGCTTACGGCGTAGACTCTGCACCAGCGTGTTGCGACCTTTTATGAGTTCTACGTTAAAATTGTATCTTAAGGTATTGCCATCAATGCCAAACCATTCTGCTATTTCAATGTCTTTCATTCCTATAGCGGCCAGTTTGAAAACATCCTTGCTGGGCACGGGTTTTTTGTCACGCCCTACCGTTTTGCCTTCAGTCTCTATTAGAATCTTTTTAGTTTCTTTGGGCTTGGGACCAGGTTTATTGTGAACATATTCGTGTATGTCCAGCATAAAGTCCTGCTTGGGTGTGGCTAATAATTCTTCAATGGGTTGATCTTTTGGCTGATCAGTGCCTGCCTCTGTTGACATAGGTGAGTTCCTTTACCGCCTCAAGGGCGTGGGATATTTACCTACAATCTGAGTTTGCAGTTATTTGATACGACCCACTACTCGTCCTCTGGTGTCGTACACAGTCTGGGTCACAGGACTCTGATAGCGAACAGCCGTGCCTGATCCTGCTGTGCTGGTGTGTGGTGTGGGATCTGAATAGGTGATCTCACCTGCATCAACTGTGCAACGCAGTGCTCGCACACAAGGATCAACTGGTCTGTTTATGGTGCAGGCGGTCAGCATCAGCACTGTCACTGTGCTGAATATCTTTGCAGTGTTGTTCATATTGTATTTCTCTTTCCAATGCGGCAGCAATGATTTCATAGCCCTCTGTGCCCCAGGTGTTTATCACTGCACGTAGTTGTACCTGCAGGCGTAGTCTATCAAACAACTTGTTCTTCATCTTGTTCTTCATCAAATACGGTGTCCATTTCCTCAAAGAAACAGTTCACAGTGGTTTCAGATTCTGGGTCTCGCTGGTTCTTGTGACACCAGTTGAGAAAGATCTCTTCGCGTGTTTCAAACACCTGTAGTTTGTATCTTGCCCAACTGATGGGCCAGGTAGTGTTGGTGACCCGTTCTGGTGCTTCATACAGTTTGGGTCGTCTGGGTTTCTTTTCCACAGCCAGTCTTACATAGTTCACAGGATCTGTTCTGATGCGTTTCTGTATGGTGGCCACACTACACAGGTGTGCTTGGGCCGCTTGGCCTGCTGTGGCATAGGTGCCCAAGGGCGTTCTAACTGGTGCGGGCTGTTTCATCGCTGTGTTCCTTTTGTATCAAGCACCAGAAGATCAGTTCTGATTCTGCCTGGTGTAGAGCCTGTTGCTGTTGTAGCACTTGACTTTGCCAATGCTCTATGTTGGCCTGTATGCCTGCGGCACCTAAATCAACTTGGGTCATTGTGCGGCCTTTCCGTTGGGGTTGTCAATTTGGTTGTAGATGCGTTGCAACAGGGCCTGCTGGGCACACTTCCAAACGGCACTGTTGGGATTGGGATTGTCTGAGTCCAAGCGTGTCATTTGCACAATACGCTCTAGGTCTGCCAGCACAGCCAGACCGTTGGCAGTGTTGAACAGTTCTTTGTAGTTGGCTTTCATTTTGTGTCCTTGGGAATATGGTAAAACATTTCTGGATGAGTCTCTAACCAGATAGCAATTTTTGGACCTGCATTTTTCAAGCCATTTGCTAGAGCCCATTTTATGGCCGCGTTCTTGCTGGGAAAAGCACCAGACGGAGTCATAAAACGATCTATAGAAGCACGTGTGGCATTACGCTTGGCCAAACTCTCAGCAGACCACTTACGACCAAGCCCAATGGCTCCAAGTTTGGCACGTGTTTCAGCACTGATCTTTTTGCCTTTGTGTTGCAGACTGGTTGCCTTACGACGTGCTTCATTGTCCTGCCAGGCTGCCTTGGTGATCTGTGCCTGTCGCTCACACCGTGCCTCTCTATCTGGGCCTTGCCAAGACTGAACAAGGCCTGCACGTATCTTTTGTTTGGCCTGATCAGTCAACTTCCACTTTCCTTTGGTAGCACCTTTGGCTTTGGCGGCACTCTGGGCCTTTGCAGGCACTTCTTGCACCAAGGCATCTAACCACGAATTGTCTGTATCAAAATCGTAACTCATGATCACACCTTCAGGAAAGGAACACAATTGTCTTGCCAGTCTTCAGGATCTGCCACAATCTCTGCCGCAATCTTCTGTGGCAAACGCAGATCCAAGGTGTTGATATCGTCCAGGTTCTCTAACAAGAACTTCAGCATGGCCAACTTTTGGTCTGTGTCCAAGGCAGTTCTAGCATCTCTAGCCAGATAGTCATGATGCACCACCATGTTGAACACCTGTGCAAACTTGCGTTCACGTGTGTGCCAGCCCATGGGCCAGTTTGTGGTTCTGCTGTAGATGGCTGCCATGTGCTGACTACGACGACCGCCGTTGCCTTTGGCCATGGTGATGTTGGAGCAGATGATCAGTGTGCCATTGTACACAAAATCAGAGACCACACTGCCTGCAATGATATGCATGCGACTGCTCTCATAACTGACACGACGGTTGTCTGGATCAGTGGCAGCCTTGACCAGGCTGAGGCCTAACTCTGTGCTGAACACGTCATCACAGTCGTCCAACACCACAACCTGTCCTTTGCGACGGAACATGTAAAGCACCGTGAACAACTGCAATGGTGTGATATGGCCTTTGACAATCTTGTAGTCTTCGCCTTCAATCTTGCCTGCGGCCTTAAGGGCCTGTGCCACCACATAACTCTTGCCAAGGCCAGGAGGACCTTGGAGAATAGCATTCTTGTGTGTGCCGCGAAGCACCTTGCTGACAAAACGCTCTGTGCGTGTTTGGTATGCTTGCACGTCCGCAATCTGCTCTACCAGTTTGGGAGTAAAGATTGGGTCAGAGATGATCTCTGAGTAGTGATCAATAGTGTCTGTAGACATTTGGTTCCTTTGAGTTTGGTTAAATTAAACATGACCTGCTTTTTGCAGTTCATGTTATTATTGTAGCATAATTGGATTTATTGGTCTACCTGTTTAATAACCCTACTGTGTGTAGGGTTTTGTGTATCAATGTGTAGCCTGTGCATAAACTGCATCAACTATTGGGCCATGAGTCATAACTGTCAGCACCACACGTGATTTGGCACCAATGATCATGACAATTTTGGTGCCAGGAATGGTGCAATACCATGATTCTACCGCACCATTTTGGGGGCATGTGTAACTGCGGCTTTTTTTGAATGCTGTGGAGATGTTCACTTCTTTGTCCGTTGAAATTGGTGTGTTGAGACGCTGTTGCATACGTTCTGCGGCGTGGTAACTAAAAATTACTTGCATAAAATGCCTTTTAGGTTCTGTTAAGTTCTTATGGGTTGTTTTTTGATCCCATACAAGTATTATAGCAAAAGGTAATTTATTGGTCTACCTCCATAAAAAACCCTGCTTTTTTCAGGGTTTTTGTGTGGTTTTTACGCAACAACACAGGTTGACCTTAATAAATCCAAGGTTGAGCCCATAATAATAACAGGGCTTTCAATAGTGTCAAAAAGAAAAACACGCCTATGCCCAGGGCAATTATTGCTTCTATTTGTTTTTTCATACAGTTCCTTTAGTGTGTGAGTCGCCAGTACACTGACGCTTCTTGATCCAGTTCCATCATCATAAACCAGTAGGGATCTTGCTGATCTGCGGGCAACAGTCGTTGTGCTTGTGATCGCTGTTCGTGTGGGATCACGTGGTGCTGATAGTATTCACGCCACAGCGGATCACCTATCAATAAACCAGGATCTAGTAAGAGAGTTTGATTAGAGGTCGTTGCCATACTTGCCTGTTGTTTGCAAACCATCCCATATGATAGCCTGAGGTGATATAACTGTGTAGGCCTGCTTCAAGATCTTTGCGTAGCACAAATCCTTGTTCTCTGGCCAAGTTGGCCCAGAATTCAGGATAGCGACAGTTGATGTGTCCCACTCCGCCCTGTCCTGGCTGTGCCGCTGACCAGATCACATAGCCGCCTGGCTCTGTGTTTCTCCAAACACTGCTGACAACTAGTGGACTCAAGTGATCTTGAATGTGTTCTGCCACTTCCAAACACAGCACCACTGGAGCAGGATCTGACACTGCAAACAGTGTGGTTGTGGTCACAAGGTCTGGTCTTGGTTGTGGTGTGGTGATATCATAGCCTCTGGCTTCTGCACCCAGTCTGCGTAGTTCTTCAACATACACACCTGAGCCTGCTCCTAGGTCAGTGACCCTGCGATCCAGTTGTTGCACAATCCAAATGGCCAGTCTCTCAGCAAATGGCCGCTCTTCTTCGTCCATTGTTTGATAATCAAAGTCAGTGTCAGTCATTTTTTCTTTTTAATAAGTTTCAGCAGATATTGCAGTTTTTCAGAACACTCAGTCTGATCAAACTCAGGCTCTGAACGGGCCTGATAAAATTTACGGAAATTAGGTATTTTTATTTTCATTTGTTTGCTATGCTCACTTCATTTATCTCATTGATTACTTCGCGTATGCTCATAATAAGTTTCCAGGTTTTACCTTTGTTTTCTCGTTGATCCATACATCTTGGATGGTCTGCTTTGTGATCATCCAAGGCTGCTCTGGCATTCCACACTGCCTCGCGATGGAATGCTTTGAATTTATCACGGCATTCACGCTGTAGCATTTCCATTGCCTGTATAGTTTGTTCCCAAAATTCATTATCAACTTCTCGTTGATGCAGGAATCCTCGCCAAATTTGTTGATTGTCAATGTCAATGGCCCGTCCAGTTTCTTGGATAATGCCATTCAACAGATCTGTGATTGCTTCACAGTTTTTTACGCCATCTACTATGCTCATAACTGTTCCCATCCTGCACCTGTATAACAATCCAGTATGGCCGCAAACCAGGCTTCAAATTGCGGTGCTACACTGGCCAAACTGTAGTCCATTCCTCTTGCTCTGCACTCTCTGGGATCTACAGTGTCAGCGTTTTCTATTGCGGCAACATAGTCTTTCAGTGTGTGACACAAGAAGCCTGTGTGGCCGTTTTGTATTTCAGCAAACGCACCAAAGTGCGGTGTGATAATTGGTGTGCCACTCAACAATGCTTCTACCACAACTCCACCAAATGGTTCCAGATAAGTGGTGGCAATGATCAGTGCTCTGGCGTTCCGCATCAAGGTCTTACGCAACTCCACATCTGCATAGCCCAGTTCTTCTGCCCAGGGTGGTGTTTCAGCGTAGCCCAGATCTGTCAAGCGTCCTTGTCCTGCAATTTTTAGTTTATAACCTGCAGCCTCTGTGGCTTTCAAACAGGTGGTGATGCCTTTGATTTCTGTCACACGACCCAGGAACAGCACATAGTCATCCTTGTGTTCTGAATACTCAAAATCCTCTGGATCAAAGTAATTGGGGATCACCCAACTGTACCAGGCCTGTGGATTTTGCAAGCCTTCTGTGGCATTGCGTATTGCGTGACTTTCATAAGCACGCCATTTGGTAAATGTGCCTGTGCTGTAGCCCACGCCAGGCTCCACAGGAATCACGCCCAACTGTTCCACTGCACGAGCAATGTTTTGATGTCCCACTCCCCAGGTGCACAGCAAGAAATCATTTTTCTGTGCTCGCCTTTGTATTTCTGGAATGGCACGTTGATTGAATGTGACATTGGCGTGATCAAAGATGTTGTGCTTGAACTGATGCCTACGCCAGTCGTGTGTGCCATAGGCCTTCTCCAACACAGCATCATCAGTCACACTCACGTGTTCTGTGCAGATCACATCTGAATCCGTGTGTCCGTAGTGTATCACTGTGTGACCTCGCTCTGTCATCATCTTGGCAAACTTCAACACCTTCTGTGTGTAAGCACAGGCCAAGTAATCTTTATGTGTAATGGTGTGCGGTATTCCTAATAGATGGAATCTAAACTTTTGATCTTTGTTGCTCACTCTGTGCCTTTCTTTGTTGTTTAATTACCACTTGTGTTTGGTGGAAGGTTTTGCGATCCACCACTTGAACATTGGCTCTAGACCAGGGTCCAGTCCAGTCTCGTTTCATCATCATCAAGCCAGTGACCTGTTTGCCACGTCGTGCCCATTGATCGCCCCATAACTCCACAAACTCTTCAAATGACAATGCCCAAGTTTCTTTGCGATATGCTGCCTGTGATCTGGTCTTGAGCCACGCATAGTATTTTTCTCTTTGGATGGGATCAGGTCCAGTGATCCACACGTGTGGTCTCAAGCCTGGTGGTGATCCTATTTTCTTTCGTTCCATATATCTCCTGTCGTTTAGTCTACTTATGCAAGTATAACACCACCGTGAGATTT